CTTTACATGTCGCTGCATCACCATTCAATTTAGATGATGTCGCGAGTGCAGGCGCGGGTGCAAATGTAACATCAAACGTAATCCAGTTTACAGCTACGGGTAACGCATTTGTTACGACTAATAACATTAAAATAGGCAAAGACGTACACGCGGGTGGTAACGTATATTCTCAAAACCTCCAACTTACAAATACACAAATTACTTCGTCATTTACAACGGGGTCAGGGACGCTTACGATAGACGCACAGAATAAGAGTTACGGTACAGCTCCACTCACGTCGATAGACGCGGACGTTGCTATACTTGATATATCAAATTTACCAAGCGGAGGTCAGGTTGTTGTACCGCTCTTAGCCACAGGGGCAGATAGAAAAGTCTTAAAAACGATAACAACTGGTATAGATTTTATAGCGTTTACGTCCGATGTTTCTATAGACCAGAATGGTCATGCTCTTTTGACCGTATCAAAGATAGGTGCATCAGGTGCGGAAAAAATATACATGAACGCGATCTCATTTACAGCAGCTTAAATTCTTTTTTTATAAATCTTTCATATTATACACAGGCTTAAAAATAAAAAACCTTGGTATAATATAAAATATGTCTGGAGGTATTGCCCAACTCGTTGCAATCGGTGCGCAAGATGCGCATCTCGTAGGTCAACCTGAAGTTTCTTTTTTCAGGTCCAACTACAAACGTCACACAAACTTCGCCCAAACTGTCGAAAGACAAACTATCCAGGGCAACCCAGCTCGAGCTGGTATGTCAACTGTTCGAATTGAAAGAAAAGGTGACATGCTCGGTTACGTCTATATCGCTAATAGAGCGGGTAATGTTACCGCTTGGGACGAAAACGTCTCCAAAGTTGAACTTTTGATCGGTGGTCAAGTCATCGACGAACAAGATTACGATTTCTCTACTGCTCTCGCACCAACGGTTATGAACCAAACGTACTCGAGAGCTCAATACTCGGCGGAAAAATTCTACCCACTCAGGTTCTCGTTTTGTGAAAATGTCCAATCCGCGATCCCATTGATTGCACTTCAATACCACGATGTTGAATTGAGAATTACATGGGCTGATCATGCCAATATTGTCGGAGACCTCGAAGTGTACGCTCAATTTCTCCACCTCGATACTGATGAACGCACGGCACTTTCCAGTGCACCACAAAACATGCTTCTCACACAAACACAAAAGGCGCTCGCTTCTCTCAATAAAATCCAAGAACTTAGCTTCAATCACCCAATGAAATATTTGGTCGCGACCAATAGTATGTCTGCATCCGCGAAAGTCAAACTCCAAATTAACGGTACGGATGTTGCGGATTCGAAACCAGTTATTCCACACCACACCTCGGTCCCAGTGTATTACCATACACAGGCTGCGGCGGTCGCTGAGAATATCTTATTGGTTCCATTCTGCCTTGATACTGCTAAGCTCCAACCAACAGGTTCGCTCAACTTCAGTAGACTCGATTCCGCGAGACTTGTTTCCGATAGCATGACGTTTTCTAATACTATCTACGCCGTGAACTACAACATCCTCCGTATCGAAAATGGTATGGGTGGTTTGATGTACTCGAACTAATTTAATTTTTATAGCCACTTAATATAAATGTTCTGGCAACTAGTTTTTATCGCAGCTTTTATATTTATAATTACTTACGATCCCAAGTCCGGAACTTTGAATCATCTCGTCGACTCCAAAAAACAAGAACCCGCTCAAAATGCTGAGTGTAAGGAGGGACATTACCAGGAGATTCAATTTGCTCAAATGGGGTATGATTGCCCAAAAGAAAATGGAGTTCAGATGGGTGCGATTATACATACTTAAAAAATTCACACTACATTTTAATATTAATAATGTTTACCTTTGATCGAGATACTATGACAATAGTAGCCGTAATTGTCTGTATTGTAGCCACGGCGTATATGTACAGGGAACTCAAAAAAACGAACGAAGAAATGGAAGGTGTCAAGGGATTTAATGGAAAACTTGTTTCATTTTTATCCAGGCCCAGACCATCCCCTTTTACAGAATCCGAGTCTGAAAAAGGAAACACTTTACAAACCCAAGTGGAAGAAAAAAGCCTTGAAAAACAAGAATCCGAGGAAGATTCATCAGAATAATCATCTCCTACAATTATAACTTGCTAATGAGCAATGAAGAAATACAAGGCTATTGCAATACCTGTAACGTTTACGGGTGATAAACCAAAGTTTCTGACTGTCCGAGACCGACGATTCAAAGATTGGATTTTCGTTACCGGAGGGTGCAGGCGTAGAGAAATAGTAAATCCAATACGATGTGCTTTGAGAGAACTAGAAGAGGAAACGAGAGGAGTCGTTTCTCTCAAAAAAGGTCAATATTCGGATTTCAAATTCGTAGTTAAAGAAAGTCCAGGCGTTGATTTGGAATACAACGTCTTTATATTTTTTGTAGATTATACAACACAGCAACAATCTGAACTTATCAAGAAATTCAACGATGAGAAACAGAAAACAAACCTTAAAAAAATACAAAAGCAACCATATAAACGAACTTACGATGAAAATGATTTTATGAATTTTGAAACGTTAACAGAATTCAATACTAAAAAACAATGGGATAGAATAGTCAAAAACGTTCTTAATAACCCAGAATTTTATGCATGCATAACTTCACTCAATAGAAAAACCTTCTCTATTAAATAATGAAGTCGAAGGCTTACATACTCTCACAAATTTCACATCTTCTCGTTGAAAGACATGGTTATACACAGGAAAAGGCAGATAGGTACGCAGAATTACACAAGGATGACAAAGTTTACGAACTTCTTGTTTTAAAAAAGAATTTATCAGAACAGGAAGAGTATCCAGAAATATCGTACCGAAAATCAATTTGGAGACATCACTACGATAGTGATTAAATCAATATAAAAAAATAAAACTATTACTTGGTAAGTAACCATGTTTAAATCATGGTGTAAAGAACAGGGGTTCTGGAACAGTACCAATGTATCACATGTGCTTATGGATGGAGGTATCCTTTCCGTGCCATTTGATAGATTGAATGATTTCTATATTAAATACGTAGATTCCTATAATTCAGGTGAAAAAATATTCGTAGTTGAACAAAAAACCGAAAATTATAACTTTTTCGTGGATATCGATTACAAAGACGAAGATGAAATTTCATTTTCGGATCTCGAAAATTATTGTAAAATAATATGCGAAAGGGTTAAAAAATTGGGAGGTAAAGAAGCACTCATTTCCGTAGCTCAACCAAAAAAGGTAGGACACTTAATTAAAACAGGGGTTCACATAAATTGGCCCGGTTTTGTTGTAAATCAGTCATCAGCGTTAGCAATTAGAGAAATTCTTGTACGAATAATGAACGAGTATTACGGTTCAAGAAATTGGAACGATATAATTGACGAAGCTGTTTATGGAAGTGTACAAAGAAAGGCGAGAGGGAGTGGGTTTCGTATGCCATGGTCTCACAAAAAAGGTAAACACGAAGAGTGTTCCGGTCAGGGATGTACAGAATGTATAAAAGGAAAAGTAACTCAGAGTGAATACAAACCAATATTTATATACAGGTACGGTCCATTTCAATTACTCGAAACTATAGACGGCCAAGTCGCAGATGTTAAAATAATGAACATGGCTACCTTACGCACAGAAAGAGACGACCCCGTGATAATAGAAAGTAAATATCCAAAAAAATCAGAAGGATCTTTTACAAACGCACAAATAAAAAACGAATTCAAAGATCAGGAAGCTATTAGTCTTGTCGAAGAATTTGTAAGAAAGTATTTAGAAGGTCAGAATCTATCGAGAATAACAAAAATTTACGAAAACAAAAACCAATTCCTTATTGCAACGAATTCATTTTATTGTGAAAATAAAAAATGTAACCATAATTCCAATCACGTATGGTTTCACATAATAGGAGATACTATAGCGCAAAAATGCTTTTCTACTACCGATACGATGAGACATTTTGGATTTTGTAAAGATTTCACAGGCAAACGACACCAACTCTCGTCTAAAATTACGAATATATTATACAAGGACGGTAAAGTTGAAAAATATAAACCAAAAAACAGTGTTAAAAATACAGAACCAACGGGTTTTGAACAAACTATTGACCTATTGAACTTTTTCATAAACAAAAACGTTTTCAAAAACAAAAATCTTAAAATAAACAGTGTAGAAAAGAAAAATACAAAAAAGCACGTTCTTCTAACATCATACTCGTGTGAAAAATGTATAAGTAATGTAAATTTTGAAATAGAAAATAAATTGCTTATACAAAAATGTAAATGTAAATCGCCACCTAAACACATATTAACCAATAAAATATTACAATCTTTGTAAATAGCGTGTTAATGAGTAAAATACTTAAAAGAAATGTGTTAATACTATTTAAAACATGTCTGTAAGTCGAAGAACACGCTCTGGAAGATTATCAAAAGTACCAGAAAGATTAGAATTATTTGAAGAAGTAGAAGATGACTATAAGGAAGACGAATATGATACAGACGTTGATCTTCTTCAGACGGACGATGAAGATATGTGTTCGGATGATGAAGAATCCGAATGTGATTCAGATGAAGATGAAAATGGAAATTTAAAAGGGTTTGTCGTTGATGACGACGATGATGATGAAGAATATTCAGAAGAGGAAGATGAAGACGACTTTTCGGATAATGAGTAATATCGAGCTTAAAAAAAAGATTTTAATTTATATAAATGGAAGCCGAAGTTGGAACACCAATTGAATATAACCCAGAAGAGTTTTTAAACAAGGATAACGACTTACAAGAAGAACAGGAACCAGTTAATAACGAACAATACTACGCTCCACCACAACATCAAATATACCAACAACCGTTAATGCATCAGGAAAAACCGGATATATTTGCTAATTTAGACAAAACCGGGTACATTATCATATTTGTTGCATTTTTATTAGGTTTTTTCATGGGTAAAACCATGCAACCAGTTATTCTAAGGCCGGGATAGGTTTACCTTCTATCCAATACACATCGGAAGGTGTTTGTTGACCCTTAAAATCACCAATTTTCCCATATGATGATTCAGTAAAATACGATCGACTCGTAACTAGTGGATCATCAAATGTATTTTTCATAACTTCAGACGCAGTTACTTCTTCGTCATTTGTAGCACTTTTAGAATCACCACCAGATGTTTTTTCAGGTTTATTTTTTTGCTTATAATACAATCTCAAAAATAAAGTTAATACACATATCAAAATAAGAATGGTGATTATGTTCAATATAATACTCAACATACTTACATTTATGTAACAAAATTAATTTACGCCTGTTCATTTTCTTTATCATCAGACGTTACTTCCTCTTCACCCTCATCTTCAGTTTCTTTGACCTGACCTTCCGTAGAATTTTCAACAACGACTTTGTCAGCGTTTTCCTTCATTTCCTTTTCTTCTTTCTCAATTTGTTCCTTAAGCTCGGCCTCGCGCTTAAGTCGAACCGCTTCCATTTCTTTCGCGACAATCTCATCAGCTTCCTTAACCAAATCTTCCATATCCGCATCTGGTTTTTCTTTTTGGAGACGTTCCAAAACTTCACCCGGGTGACTCACGGGAGCTTCATCGGGTTTGGTATAAAACTTGGAGTTTTCATCACCACCCTTAAAGTACGCATCTGTACCTGGTGCCTTAACAGCCATCATATCCGTTTTACGTTGCGAAAACATGGCGGCGGCCTGAGCTTGATTTTCCTTATACCCCACCATGAGTTCTTCGAGCTTTTCATCTGCGTAGTGCGCATCTTCAATTTGAACCGGGTCTGGTGGAATCAATAACCATTTATACATGTCGACAACATAAATATCAAAAGTTGCGTCTTCTTTTTGAAGACGTTTCGCGTGCGAAGCAGCTTCATCACGGGAATTAAAAGCACCCCTAATTTTAATCCCAAATTTATCATTCTTTTGTGGAGCTTCCGGTCCTACTACTGAAAGACAGGCATAAAGTTGACCTGGTACGGTTGTGTAATCTTGTTCGAGAGACGCCATTGTTTATATATACTTATAATGAACTTAAAACTTTAAGTATACTAATAAATAATGTATTGGAAAAACCAACCTGTAAAAAACGAAGAAACGATTACACTTAAAAAGGGTGAAATAGATTCATCTGAGAACCTTAAACTCGAAAAGAACGTTTTACCGGATGGTTACGAGTGGGATTCGTGTTATTTAGAAGAATTGTGTATGTTTCTTAAAAAGTATTACATACGAGATTCACTTTACGCATTCGATTACCCACTCGAATTGTTAAAATTAGCAATTGATGAAAAATTCGTTATATCTATACGTAATTCCGAAACTAAAATCATGCACGGATGCATTACAGGTGTTCCATCCATGGTAAACGTAAACGGAACGTCGCTAAAGATGATTCAAATAAACTTTTTATGCATAGATAACGATTCAAGATCAAAAGGGTTTGCACCTTTACTTATAAACGAAATATCGCGTCGCGCTCGAGAATATAACATAAGACAGGCTGTATACACTATAGTTAAGCGCGTATCTCCACCGTTAACAGAAGTACGGTATTGGCACAGACTCATAAACGTTAAAAAACTAAATTCTATAGGGTTTTCAAAAGCACGCGAAATACCAAATTTAGTATTGGGATCATCGAGGTTTAGGGAAATGACTAAAAAGGATATTCCACGTGTAACACAAATGTTACAAAAACACCTTCGTCAATTTAAATTATACCTCGAAATCGATGAAAAATACGTCGAAAACTGGTTATTACCACGTAAAGATGTTATGTATTCCTATATAAGCGATACTACCGATCAGTTTCTTTCGTTTTATAGTATACCTTACGTACACGTAGAATCTGGGAGTGTAGTAAAACAGGCGTACACGTTTTATAACGTAGGAAACTGTTTGAAAGATGCGATAATAATGGCGCGTAATAGAGGTTTCGACGTTTACAATTGTACTGATATAAGTGTAAGCGAAGAAGAACTCGTTCTGAATAGATTTATTAAAGGTACGGGTACGAATAATTATTACTTGTATAATTGGAATGTCGATGAAAAAATAACACCCAAGGATATTGGTTTTACATTAGTTTAAGGTTTCCATCTGAGAAACGATGGTAAAGCGACTAAACAACCGAGTAATATGACAGTGTCTATGAAAAGAACTCTATTTTTGATTTCGGGACACCAATTCTTATACTTGACAATCTGATCCGAATCTTGAGGTTTTATCCAATGGTAAAACATGGCGAGGTACGTAGGTCCGAGGTTACGTTTACACGTGTACCAGTGGTCGTAATAGGCGAGTGCTATGTACGGAAAATATAAGAGTCCTAAAAGGACCCACTTGTTTCTATGAGGTAAAAACCAGTACCCACCTGATAACGCTAACGTAAGCACTATACACTTCCAGTTTGCAACGGGTTGGGTATCGTCACACTTCTTATCTTCGATTTCCATTTCTGTAAACTAATATTATTTTTTGTTGTTGTTCATTTTTATAAGTAAATTTTTCATTTTTGTAATTACCCGTTTCTGATTATTAGAAACGGTTCCGTCGTTTTTTGGTTTAAGTGATTTTAATTTTTTTCGGAGGTTTAAAAATTCATCAATTCTTTCTTGTTTTTTTAATATCTCATTTAACACTTTTCTTAAAGATACATTGGAATTGGAATTGGAATTGGAATTGGAATTGGAATGAAAAAATTTATTCGGTAAAGAATTTAAAATACCCCCTTTCTTTCGATTCTTGTTTTGTACAATAACGTTAGGAACAGTCGTCGTATGATAATTCCTTTTTGGCATTTTAAATGGTAATGGTGATAATGATTTTGATTTTTTGTTTGAATTCGAATTGGAATTGGAATTAAATTGTAATTGTTTTCGTATTTTTTTACCATCATTCTCCATTTTCATCTGCTTTAACGCGTTTGATAAAGATATTGTTTTCAATTTTGTGTTGTTAGCGCTGTTGGAAACTTGGTTAAAATTTTGTAACAAGTTTCGTTCGGTAACTGCACGAGTTTCATACTTCTTCTTAGGAGGCATTTATATAGTCTGAGATTTTTTTACCTTAGTAAACCATTTAAAAAAGAAAAATTAAATTAAATAAATGGAGGAGATACGCAAGTACCATAACGAGTCTAAGCGTCTCCTCATCCAATCGACTACCCGCGAAGGCGACAGTATTTTGGATGTAGGATGTGGATTCGGTGGTGATCTCCAAAAGTGGCGACACGCCGGGGCTAATATAAGCATGTGCGAACCAAACCCAGATTCACTTAAGGAGGCTAAGTCGCGCGCCAAGAACATGAAAATACGCGTTAATTTTTACGAAGGTGACATATTCGCGTGTCCCCAAAGGAAATACGATGTCATATGTTATAACTTTGCGTTACACTATATATTCGAAACGAACACGTTATTCGAGACGTCTTTATTAGCAATTAAGAATAGAATGAAACCCGGGGGTCAATTCATAGGAATCATACCGAATTCCGATAAGATTATCATGAACACGCCCGTAAAAGACAAGTTAGGGAACTACTTTTTAATGAAACATACGAGTTCGGGAAAGTTCGGTGAAAAGTTATACGTACACTTAACCGATACGCCGTATTACGCGAGTGGACCTAAAGTCGAACCTATAGCGCACAAGGACATGTTGTTTACGCGAATGGAAGATTTGGGGTTTACTTTAACATTGTGGGAAGATCTTAAAGGGAACCCGGTTTCGGATTTGTATAGTAAATTTAGGTTTGTGTATAAGAAATGATTAGTTATTTTTATTATTTTTACTAACATTTTTAAGTGTTTTACTAAAATTATGAATTTTTTTTCGAATAGTTGCTCGATTATTAAAATTTTTATTTAAAGCTGGTGAAAACATGTTTATATAACGACGAGTTAATACTTTCTGTTTATTGTTATAAGCTCTTAAACTCGACCTTGCTATATTCATTTTGTTAGCTTCGGTTTTTGCGTTGGGTTTTGTATTAACTTTTCGCGCGATATTTTCGCGGATTTTTGGTGGTAAACGAGGTAAATTTTTTCGTTTAACAGTTACAGTGGACAATTGGTTCGTATAATATTTATGATTTATAAATTTAGTACTATTGTTTTTCCTAATATTTAATCCATTCCTTCTAAGTTCTGACGATATAGCTTTAAGTCTTGGGTTTATCTCCACATCAAGTAATCTGAGTCTAGGAAGGTCTTCGATCTCTTTTGGTATCGAGGTTAAATCATTCATGGAAAAATGAAGATGTGTAAGTTTTTTACAAAGACCAATCTCTTTTGGTATAGAGGTTAATTTATTATTTTCCAAATCAAGTTCCGTAAGGTTTTTAAGCTTACCGATCTCTTTTGGTATCGAGGTTAATTTATTATGACCAAATTCAATTTCTTTAAGGTTTGTACAAAGACCGATCTCTTTTGGTATAGAGGTTAAATTTTGACCAGACCCTAAACCAGTATCTACCCAAATTGTTTCGAGTTTTTTAAGGTTACCGATATCTTTTGGTAACGATTTTATGCGATTATCATTCAAATCAATTTTCCTAAGGTTTTTACAAAGACCGATCTCTTTTGGTAACGAGGTTAATTTATTACCCTCTAATTCAAGTTTTTCGAGTTTTTTAAGGTTACCGATCTCTTTTGGTAACGATTCTAAACTACAATACATCACTTCAATTTCTTTAAGGTTTGTACAAAGACCGATCTCTTTTGGTAACGAGGTAAGTCTATGTCCCGTTAAACGAAGTGTTTCGAGTTGTTTAAATGAACCAATTTCTCTTGGTAAATTAGTATAATTCGAGGGGAAGTTGTTAGTAGAACCGTCGTGATAGTTGATATTAATATTCTTAACATTTCTCCTGTAATTAGTAAGGTTTAAAGGAACATGAAGTCTTCGTCTGACTCGGCGATTGTTGTTGTTACTCATATACATTTACCTGTTATTATTTTTTGGTAGTTGTACGTCTACTCTGAGCGGCGTTACCCGCCTTTTTTCGAATGGTTTTTGGTGTGTTTGGTGTTTTTGGTTTGTTATTTAATTTCATATTATTTAGGTTTTTCGCGAGAGTGTTCGGTGTGTTTGGTTTTACAAACTTGACGAAATTTAAGTTTCTTCTAAATAATGGTTGTCGTGTAAATGGATTTGGAACGATTTCTGTGTTTGGGTCAAGACTGTATAAAGTGTTAATATTAGTGATATTAGTACGTGGTTTTTTCGTTTTTATCCAGTTTAGAAGTGAATTTTCAGTTAAGTACCTATTATATCCGAGGTTTAAGGCATTATTACCGACACTAAAATTATGCCCAGATATAGGATCGTTACGATTAGTGTTTAGGGGTACGGTTCTACGTTGTACAGATCTAAGTGGTATATGTTCAAAACGTGTCGAACTATTCTTAGTAATTGTTAAACTAGGTCGATCAAGTGATCTTGGTATGATTCTAAGGTTTGGGTTACCCTTTATATTAAGGACATACAGTACTGGAAGACGACCGATCTCATCTGGTAACGAGGTTAACCTATTATAATTCAATAAAAGATGATTAAGTTTTTTAAGATTACCGATTTGTGGTGGTACTGTTTCTAATTTATTAGAAGACACTGTAAGTATTTTAAGATTTTTAAGTTTACCGATAGACGATGGTACCGATTCTAAATTATTGATATTCAAATCAAGTTCTTCAAGTTTTGTAAGTTTACCGATTTTTGGTGTTAACGAGTTTAACCTATTATATTCCATTAGAAGAAATTTTAGTTCTTCAAGTTTACCGATTGATTCTGGTAACGAGGTTAAATAATTATGTCCCAAAAAAAGACGATCAAGTTTTTTAAGGTTACCAATAGATGATGGTAACAATTGTAAACGATTGTTATTCAAATAAAGTTCCTTAAGTTTTTTAAGGTTACCGATTGATTCTGGTAATTCAATTAAACTATTACCTTCTAAATGGAGAAACTTTAACTCTTTAAGGTCACAGATTGATTCTGGTAATTTGATTAAACTATTATGTCCCAAAAAAATACGTTCAAGTTTTTTAAGGTTACCGATTGATTCTGGTAATTTGGTTAAGTTTCTATTTGATAGTGAAAGGGATGTAATATTCATGTTCCTAACACCGAGTTTACGAAGCTCCTGAGGAACGTTAGATCTGGAGTTACTCATATACATTTATCTAATATTTTTATACCTAAGTAGTTTTTTAAATTAAAAAAAAGTAAAACAAATCATGAATACATTTGAATATTTACAAAATAAAGTCAGTGAGTTTTCTGGCAA